CGGGTAAAGAAAAAATTAACATTAGCCAGCGTGTAATTATTACCACATGGCAGTCCATCTACAAGATGCAGGCCACGTGGTTCGAACCATATGGCATGGTCATTGGGGATGAAGCACATAACTTTAAAGCCAAATCATTGGCGGCAATTCTGGAGAAACTAAGAGATGCTAAATTTCGCATTGGTACTACTGGCACATTGGATGGAACTCAGACACATAAGCTTGTACTTGAAGGATTATTTGGTCCAGTCTATCAGGTTACTACCACAAAAACTCTTATTGAACAGAACGCTCTTTCGGATCTTGACATTTCGGTATTATTGATGAAGTACAGTGACGAGTTGTGCCAGGCAGCAAAGCAATTCGATTATCAGGCTGAGATTGATTTCATCGTATCTCATGCACCTCGAAATAAGTTTATTCGCAATCTAGCATTGGCTCAAGAAGGCAATACACTGATCCTTTATAATTACGTTGAAAAACATGGGAGACCGCTGTACGATCTAATCGATAAAAAGTTAAATGAATTGCCCCGACGTACTCGCAAACTGTTTTTCGTATCGGGTGGAGTAGATACTGATGAGCGTGAACGTATTCGTGAGATTACTGAGGGTGAAAAGGATGCAATCATCGTGGCCTCCATGGGTACGTTTTCTACGGGTATAAATATACGTAACCTGCATAACATCGTGTTTGCCTCTCCTTCAAAATCTCAGATTCGTATTCTCCAGTCCATTGGACGTGGACTTCGTAAATCTGATAACGGAGTTGCCACAAAAGTATTTGACATTGCTGATGACCTGCATTGGAAGAAGTCACGCAACTATACTCTGGACCATGCATCTGAAAGAATCAAGCTGTATTCAAAAGAAAAGTTTAACTATGTAATCCATGAGGTGGCACTGTGAGTCTCTACGATCTTGCAGTCATTTTTAAGCTCACCTCTGGAGATACGATTGTATGTCAGGTGCTATCTGATACGGATAAAAATATGTTGGTTCGTGACCCCGTTCAGGTAAACACGATCAGCGTTTCAACTCCTGAAGGGATTCGTTCTTCCACATATTATTCCCCTTGGTTTCTTGGAGCCAGCTCTCGAGTCCATATGATTCGTAAAGATCACGTGCTGAGTGCTGCAATTCCAAATGATGACATCAAGGAGCAATACTCTGAGATTGTTTCCCATCACTTTGAAACTGAATCAAAAGATCCTTCTATAAAACAGAAAGCCAGCAAATCTTCTAAAAACCCATGGGATGATCTGAACTTCAAGATTGATCCTAAGGAAAGATTTAATAGCTAATCCTAATACTGTTAAGTGAACAGAGATAGATTATAAGAATGATGAGCCAATGTGTACATCTTAATTGCACATGAACATCATTTAGTTTTACACAAAAACTTAAAACTAAGTGTTTACAATTGATGATTGGTGTGTTAGATTGATTCAGTTAATAAATGACTACAACATAATTTTATAATGACGACCACTGATAATTTAGACCCGAATGTGAAACCTAAAATGACTCGCGCAGCAAAGCGTGAAGGCGAGCATTATGTTAATAATAGGGAATTCTCCCAGTGCGTTGTTGATTATGTGAATAGCGTCAAGAAAGCCAAAAATGAGAATACCGAGATTCCTCGTATTACTGAATACATTGGACGATGCTTTCTACGTATTGCTGAAGGCCTATCGCATAAACCTAATTTTATTCGGTACACGTACCGTGAGGAGATGGTAATGGATGGCGTGGAGAACTGCATTAAAGCCATTATGAATTACAACGTGGAAGCTGCAACTCGTACTGGTTCTCCAAATGCATTTGCCTATTTTACTCAGATTAATTACTATGCCTTCATTCGCCGTATCATGAAGGAAAAGAAACAGCAGGACATTAAGTTCCGTTACATTGAACATGCTGGCATTGAGGATTTCATGTCTCAATCAATCGATGGACAAGACATCATGAGTGGTTATGCTGATGGCTTTATTGATGTGCTGAAGAAGCGTATTGGCAAGGTCAAAGAAACTGATATTGCCATCAAACAGTTTAAAAAGAAAGCTAAGACTGACCTTGAGTTCTTCATGCCTTCTGAATGAAACTGGCAATTCTGAATGACACTCATACTGGAGCAAGAAATGCTTCAGACGTATTTCTTAATTACATCGGAAAGTTTTATTCTGATGTCTTCTTTCCATATTGCAAAGAGAATGGCATAAAGCAGATTATCCATCTTGGTGATTTCTACGATCATCGAAAATACATCAACTTTAAAGCCCTTCACCATTCTCGTAAGACGTTCCTGGAACCGCTGCGTGAAAATGGAATGTCGATGGACATCATTCCGGGCAATCATGATGTGGTCTATAAGAACACGAATGAACTATGCTCCTTAAAGGAATTGCTGGGTTACTTCGTTGAGAATGTAAACATTATCATGGAGCCAAAGGTAATGGATTACGCTGGCTGCAAGATTGCAATGCTTCCATGGATTAATCCTGAGAACTATGCAGATTCCATGAAGTTTGTGGAAACATGTGAGGCATCTATTCTTGGTGCACATCTAGAACTTGAAGGATTTGAAATGATGAAAGGTATGCCATGCTCTCATGGAATGCCAACAGATCCATTCAATCGATTTGAAATGGTTCTCTCTGGACACTACCATACTAAATCTACCAAGGGCAATATCCACTATCTCGGTACGCAGTTTGAAATGTTTTGGTCAGATGTGGATGATCCTAAATTCTTCCACGTGTTTGATACTGAAACTCGAGAGCTGACTCCAGTACTAAATCCGCTGACAATCTTTACTAAAATCATTTACAATGATAAAGATTTTGATTATGATGGTTACGATGTTACTGATCTACGTCATAAATTCATTAAGATTCTTGTGGTTAACAAGACTGATCTCTTTGCGTTTGATCGATTTCTGGATCGTATTCAAAAGCAAGACGTCTTTGAAATCAAAATTGCAGAAAACTTTGACGAATTTCTGGGATCAAATGTGGATAGTGAAGACCTGGAGAAAGTGTCAGATACTTCTGAGCTTATTGGGGCATATGTTGATGCTACTCAGACGGACCTGGACAAGGATGTTATTAAAACACGCCTTCGCGAATTATTCATTGAAGCTCAGAATCTAGAAACAGCATGATCGTCTTTAAGCGTTGCAAATACAGAAATTTCCTTTCGACTGGAGATAAGTTTACCACAATTGAGCTTGATGCATCTCCATCCACTCTGATTGTTGGTCAGAATGGTTCTGGCAAATCTACTTTGCTGGATGCTCTGTCTTTTGCTCTTTTCGGTAAGCCGCATCGTGATATTAAGAAGCCACAACTTCTCAATTCGATCAATAACCGTGATTGTGAGGTTGAGGTTGAATTTAGTGTTGGACAGACTGAATTTAAAGTTGCTCGTGGAATTAAACCTAATAAGTTCGAGATTATCCAGAATGGAGTCCTCATCAATCAGGAGTCCCATAGCCGAGACTATCAGAAAATCCTTGAGCAAAACATTCTCAAGCTGAATCATAAGTCATTTCACCAGATCGTGGTGCTAGGTTCGTCGTCATTCATCCCATTCATGCAGTTGCCCAATAATGCTCGGCGAGAGGTTATTGAGGATCTATTGGACATTAACATCTTCACTAAGATGAATGTTGTGTTGAAGGAACGTACTGCAAAGCTGAGGGAGGTATTAACCAATACCACTTATGAAATTGATCTTATTCGTGAAAAGATCAAGATGCAGGAAAAATACATTGGTGACCTTAAGAATCTCGATGCAGAGAAAGTTGCAAAGAACGTAGTGCAGATTCAAGATCTTCAGAAAGAGATTGATGGTCTTCTTGAAGATAATAAGTCACTCTTTGTGGGCGATCTTCTAGAAAAGGTGAAGAAGGAAATGGTCAAGCTTACAGACACGAAGAATAAGTTGACGACATATCAGACTCAGATTGAAGCTAAAATTGGCGCATTGGTACGTGACGCTAAGTTCTACGAAGAAAACAATAATTGCCCAACGTGCGCACAGGTGCTTGATGCGGCATTTAAAGAAGAAAAGTTAGGTAAGGTAAAACTAAAGGCGCGTGAACTATCTGAGGCCAAAGAGGATCTGATGGATGAGATGAACACTGTTATGGATGAGATTAAAAATGCTTCACTCGGGCTTGAGGGTTATACAAAGGTGAGCAATGCGATCATGACAAATAACGTGACGATCGCTTCAATTCAAAAGCAGATTAA